CCCGCCGTCGTAGTGGACGCACACGCCTTTGAGCTTCGTGTGGATGCCGTTGAGATAGAAGCCCGTGTCCTTGTCGAATCGGATGCTGCGGTAGCCGTAGGTCACGCGCTTTGACCGCTGAACCCGATTGCCGACTTTCGCGCTGATTTGGGCTTCGTACAGCTTGCCAGCGCCGATTGCCCATAGCGTCGGGTTCGCCAGCGCCACCGTCGCGCTGACGTTCTGCGTTTCTCCTGCCGCAATCACCGCCGACGCGTCTGCCGTGCCGACTTTCGCGCCGTCCGGGTCGTACAAATCTACCGTGAACGTCGCCGATGCTTCCGCACCCGTCTTGTTCACCGCGTCGAACGCGACAACCGTTTCGCCGTTCGTCAGGTCGCTGTCCAGCTTCGGGGTCGTCACGCGAATGTTCTCCATGCGAATCTGGTCATCCAGCAGTGTCACCAGTTCCACCGGGCGAATCATTCCGCTGCCGGAGTACCAGCGCGACGACGGCTGTTCATTGCGCACAAAGACCGCAATCGTGTTCACGCCGCTGACCATCTGTTCCGTCGCATCCACCGCGAACGGATTGTAGCCGTAATAGTTCTTGTGTACCTGCTGCCCGTTGACGTACACGGTCGATTCCATGTACACGCCGTCAAAGCACAGCACATACCGCCGCCCACTCTGCTTGTCCACGCTGACGGTCGTGCGATACCACGCGTCGCCGCCATCCAGATACCCGCCCTCATACGTCGCCGGACTGGACGCATTGAAGTCCAGCTCCACCGACCAGTCGTGCGGCACACTGACCGTCCGCCAGCTTGCGTCGTCAAACCCCTCTGCCGCTTCCTCCGTCGAGGAATACGCCGTGTCAGCCGTCGCGGAAATCAGGTTGAACTTCCACGAATCAAGCGTGACAACGGAAACAAGCTGGTCGGCGGTCGTGACGGGGATGCCGATTTCCTCCAGCGTTGTAATGCGAGCCTGCAACTGCGCCAGCACAACATCAAGAGAAATTCCGTTCTCATCCATAACCGCCTTGGGATGCGTAACAGGCATAATCTGCTGCCCGTTCTGATACAGTGTTTTTATTTTTGCCATGATGGATTCTACGGAAGACTGGACATCTTCGGTATCTGCCGGGTCTTCGGCGGTAATCATGCTGGTTTCGAGCTTTGCAATGCCGTCCTCCATGTGATTCAGCTGTTCAGCCTTTAGGGTATTTCCATCCTTAAAATTCTGTTTTTCATACGCCATTTGTATCAACCCCAATCATGTATCTTTTATCACGTCATAGATTACCCGTTGCCAGTTTAAATGGGCAAATTACAATAGAAATCAACATCCACATGCCAACCTGCCGAACTAACTTCTATACTACTGTTTGTCGGATTGAAAGCCGCTAAATTATATCTAAAAGTGTACGGCTTTCCTGCCGGGGTTGTGGTGATTGGAGTCGTATCGTTTTTGTAGCAGTTGCCAGTAAGAAGAAAATTAACACTCGTACCGGTAACATACGACGATACATACCTTGGAATCACAATGATTCTTTTATATGTATCTTTATCTACTTCAATAGTGTCGGGAACAATAAATGAAGTGGCGCCCTGTGCCACTAAATAAAAAAATGAATTTGCTGGTATTGTAAATGTCCCTGATGGATAGAACGATGCACCGCCAATCTTGGTTAGAACGCCATTCCCGCCAGCCAGCTGAGTTCATGCAGCGTGCCTTCATAGAACCGCCCGTGATTGCCGTCCGCGTCCTTGAAGTGGATCGGCGCGAGACGCTAAGAGGGGCTTTTTTGTGCGGTTAAACAGTAGACGTTATTGCGTCTATCAGGAGAGCATATACAAACAAACACATCTGATACCTAAGGTGTTTGGTTTGACAAATGGTTTGCTGTTATCTTCATATCTCCAATAAACGCGCAAATTGAAAGTCACAGATTTTTTGTTACTGCTTAATTCAACGTCACTGACTGAAATCATCGTTGGCATAGTGCCTGTTGAAGTTCTCGTGGCATCGGGAACCACCATGACAACCGGCATACCAGTGGGAGACAGACCGCTACCATAATCGCTAAGTGACATACCATACGGTATAACGTTCGTGTAGATTTGACCATTATCCGAATCATAGGTAGCGTCAGGCAACGCTATGCTATAATCTACGTGGTCGTGAACGAAATACCTTGGCAAAGGATAACCGCTACCGCTCCCCGCGCCTTCCAGCGCAGTAACGCGCGTGTCCATATTCGTCACGCTGGTGTTCAGCCCAGTCACAGTCGTTCCCAGCGACGTCACGCTGGTTTCGAGCTTTGCAATGCCGTCCTCCATGTGATTCAGCTGTTCAGCCTTTAGGATATTTCCACCCTTAAAATTCTGTTTTTCATACGCCATATCATTATCCTCCATAAGTACATTCATCATGCCAGCACAGATACATCAAGAACAGCAAAGCCAAGGATTGCTGTTTTATCATCTGACGTGCTCGTACCTTTACTTCCAAAGCGATTGATGACCAAGCCATCTTTCTTTATCATCACAAGTACATCAAGATTCATTATTCCTCCTCGCCATCAGTAAGTGATGGAATCTGTATATCAGTCTTTTCTTCTTCGATCTGCTGCATCACCCAGTCAACATCATCGACGCAGGAGAGGGCAACGTCGAAGGCAACACGCTTTGGCAGACCGGCAGCAATAAGAGCCTGCACCGCCTGTGCCTCGCTAAGAAGGTCGAGCGGGAAGTTGCGCTTGAAGCTCATGACGCATTGCAGCGGGTCAATCTTGATTGTTTTCTTCGCCCAGCACTTTGCCAGCAGCGTGAACATGTACGTCCCCGCCGACATCATCTTTGCCTCAAACATGCCACACTTTGTCTCAACCCCTGTCAGCTTGAACTTCAGGCTGATTCCGCTTGCTGTGCCAAACGCTTCATCTTCCATGTTAGGAGTTTTGGAGAATCGGTAGATGTTATCTTCCAGCCGGTCAAGGTGGTGCTCAATAAAGCCGTCGTTGATGTCCTTTGTCAGAAAGTACACCTTGCCCTTGCCGTCAGGCGAGAAGAACTGTATTGCTCCGCTGACCTGCGACTTTCTCGCTTCTTCCTCGTCCACATCGACATTCTCATACACCATATATGCGTTTGCGAACGCATCAGCTTCGTTCGAGTTGTCGGAGAGCGCACGGTCGTATGCGTCAATCAGCGTCAGAACCTTCTCTGCGTCTCCCTTCATTTCAAGGTTGTTTGGGATTCCTTGGAGCGGGCATCCGTCAAAAAGGTTCACTTCCTGCCGGATGAGCGTCAAACTGCTCACGCTGGTACCCTCGTAGTAGTAGATTCTGTTGCTGTCGTAATACTCTGCCTTGACAATATCATTGTCGTTGATGTCCTTGATGGTGTAGTAGCGCACCCCGAATGTCGGCTGCGTGATGTCGCGCGTCTTGGAGAGGATAATGCACTCATTCGGAGGCACGACCATCACACGCTCGTTGCCGTCCTCGTCTATGTAGAAAAGCCGCCCAGCATAGCCACAAATGGCTGCAAACTTCGTGCATTCCATGTCAATGTCAAACATGTTGGAGCGCGTCACAAAGTCCGTGATTGCCTTGCTTGCCGCGTCGCGGGCTGCTTCCTGTTCACTCTTGCTGTCGCCAGCTTCGCCGGTGTCCTTCATGCTTTCTTCGGTGTCGCTGTAGCTGTAGCCGATAGGGTTTCCAGCAAAGTAGCCTGTCTTGAAGTCCACAATCTCGGAAAAAAAGTCGTTGTTGAGCTTGTGGTTGATTGCATCTTCGCCATCACTAAAGCGCGGCTCGCGGTCAAATATCGGAACGCCTTCTGCCAGCGCTTCATATCGTTCAATCAGGCTCTTGTTATATCCAGCGTTATACCGGTGCTTCCTGATGATGCGCCGCAGCAGCTCGTCCGTAATGCCGCCTGCATCCAGTGCTTCTACCTCGGCTGTGTAATCCGGGTATTTCTGCTTTTTGCACCTGACCGGGCTTTTCTTCAACAAAGTGTCTCTCATTTGCCGCCCTTCTTCCTGTTCAGCACCTTTGGTAGTGCCTTGTCAAGCATCACCTTGCCGTCAAACAGGCTGACAGTCAGCCCACAGCGCGGACACACGCGCAGGCTGCCTGCTGTTTTCCATATATGTTTGCACATTATCTCAACCTCCTGACCGCCTTAACGATACCCTTCGCCATTTCTTCTTCCAGCGAGTAACGGGTAGCGTCAATTGTGTGGTTATCTCTATCGGGATAGGATGGTAAAAAGTCGCCGTTCTTGTCGGTTTCGTATTCGTAAGCTGAGAACTCCTTGGCGATATTGGGTGTGCGCTTCGGGTCGATGACGATTTCGGCGAGGCTTTGTAGCCAGCGCATACCATGCTCAACACTGCCCGCCCCTTTCTTCACGCCAATCGCAAGCACACCGCTTGAACACAGCTCCGAAATCATTCGTGGGTCTGCGCTGTCGCAACGAATAACATCACGACCTGCACGCTTACCAACCTCACCAGAAAGTCTGCTCATTGAGTTGCCAGAGCCATAGAACTCATCGACCGCGAGAATCTTCCGTAGCCTTGAATCATACGTCCAGCGCACATAGGCATCCGGATCGACCGCAAAGCCGAAGTCGAGACCGTTATAACGCCGTCCGTATCTATCAAGCTCATCGTCCGGAATTGCACGGATCACGAGATTGGTAAAGACCTGACCGCCAGTGCCGGTCACTTCGCCCAGATACATATGGCGATAGGCGCGTTCATTTGCCTTTCTGAGGGCTTCCGCTTCGGCAATGAACTCTTTGCCCAGCCACTCCGGAGGCGCGCCCAGATAGGTGCTGTGGTGCACCAGACGGGTTGTTTTGGGGATGAGCGCTTCTTTATTCACCCAGTTGCGAGCAGTCTGCGGCGGATTGTAACTGTAAAAGGTATAAGAGCGGTCGCCGCCTCGGATGATGGATGCTTTGATAGTGCGAATATCATCCATCCCCGCGAACTCCGCAAGCTCCTCGAACCACAGAATGCCGAAGTAACCGAAGGAAATCTTAATCGACTTGGATTTCATCGGGTCATCTGCGCCTCTGAAAATAATGCGCTGTCCGGTTTCCTTGTAGCGGATTTCAAGCGGCGAAACACGATACTGGAACTGTTCGTGCAGCCCAAGCATGTCAATTGCCCAGATAATCTGCTCATAGACTGATTCTCGCAGCGTATTGCCAACGCGCCTGTAGATTATCGCGTGCATCAGCGGGTTCTGAATCAGCAGCAGGATTACTTCTATGGAGATGAATGAGGATTTCAGCGAGCCGCGCCCACCGTCAAGCCAATATTCGCTGTGCCCTCCGTGCTTGATATCGCGATGAACAGGGATGAACGGCTTTGCAATAAGGCTCGAAAGCCGTACTTCGCTCACTCGTCATCATCTCCGAAATCGTCGATGATTGTCACACCGACGTTTGACTTGACTTCCGTGTCTGTCTTTGTCGTGTACCCGTAGTGAGACATCCAAAGACCGGCAAGGCGTGAGTCAATCGTGCCGTTTTCAAACTTCTCTCGCGCATCAATCTCGCAGTCCTGTTTCATACGCGCGATGACCAACTCAAGTTTTTCATCCTTATTGTATAAATCGTAAAATGCTGCCTCAGTCATGCCGACGTAAGCGCAGAAGCCTTTGATTGTGTAGGTGATGGGGTGGGGAACTTCTTGTGTAACAAATACACCGTTTCTCGGTGAAAATGCCGTTGTGGCAACGGTCTTGCTGTCACAGTACGCTTTGTATTCTCCCCATGCCTTTTCAAGCGCAGCTGCACTGCCGAATTTTCTTGCTCTTCCCACATCATCACCCTCTTTCTACTGAAAACGCTGCAAGTCAGCCCATCGGAAGTCGTTGTCGAACACATCAGGAATAGCCTTGATGTTGCCCTTGTAGAAAATCAGCACGTTCTGGTGTACTTTCACCGTTTTTCGGCGCGAGCCAAAAACCAAGCTCGCCCTCATTGGCGCTGTCCCGTACTGTTCGAGCAGGATGCTCTCGTTATACAGGCAAAGGTCATTCTCTCTGAAAAGGCGCTTCGTTGTGCTTACGAAGTCCCTATACGCGCCTTTACTGTCCCGAATGTCACCAACCACAAACACGGCGAACCGATTTTCTTTCAGCTTCCGGCATGACAGGGAAATAATGTCGCTGTATGCTTCCAGAAAATCGGAATAATTCATGTTGGAGAGGTCGAGCGGATGGTCGCTGTATTTCTCCAAGTTGTGGTATGGAGGACACGAAAAAACCAGATCGGCACTTCCGTCTGGTATGTATTGGTCTGCATTTCTACTGTCGTTGCAGTGCCATGCCGGAGTCACACCCAGCTTGTCTGCGTTCATCTGATTCGCATCCACCTGCTCCTGCGAGAGGTCAATGCCTATATAATGCCGTTCCAGCATTTCAGCAACAACCCCGCGAACAGAACCGCCTGCAAATGGGTCATACACGATTCCGCCCTTTGGCGAGAACCAGTTGTATATGACCTCGCACAGAACAGGGTCAAAAATGCTCGTTCCGGTAAGGCTCATGCCGTGCTTTTGCGCAAGCTCCAGCATTCCGTTTCCAAGCAGAGCATTGTCGCGCCCAACTTCGCTTTGTAGACCGATTGCTTTCCATTCGCGCTTCCGATCCTGCCAATAGCCTTGTTTGCTATCGAATACAGAAAACGGTGGGTACGAGGTAGCGCTCGTGCAACTTACCCATGTCACCACATCCTTTTCGCATAGTATCTTTACCGCGCAGCTCCCGCCTTCTGCGCACCCCACGCCGCAAGTGTGGCAGAAGCCAGCAGCGTCCCCCTATTTATTGCATAAAAAATGCCCGACGAGATAACCCGTCAGGCTGTAAATATCCACTTGCAGTATAGCACCGATGCAATATGAAATACTATGAAATATGGGCTGAATCTCAGAAAAAATTTTCTGAAAGTGGTAGCATATTATCGCTTATCGACAAACAGGCAAGCAAGGCACACCATCGCCGCCAGCAGTAGAATCACACTCACGTCTTTTTTGCCTCCATTTTCTCGATACGGTCGAACGGCTCGTCGAAGTTGAGCGCCAGTCCGATTTCGTCGTAGACCTGATCTATCGCTCCTTGGATGGTCAACTGCCCGCCGGGTGACATTTCCGCGTCGAGGGCAGAAAGCACCTTGTGGCAGCGCCCTTGCCCGAAGCCATAGTCCCGGTGGAGGACAAGACAGACTGCCGCGTATGCCATCTTGAAGGTGGATGTCGCGCCGTCTCGGAAGCCCTCGCGGTACACGTCCTCGTCGAATTGTGCCTGCGTCTTGGGTTGGTTCTTCTGCGCCCGACGCTGCTGCCTGTTCATGTGTTCACCTCCGCGTTCAGCCATTTTCCGATGCAGACGGCGCACCTGTCGCGGCTTGCCGTCCCGTCCTGGTCTGCGCACAGCGGGTGCGCGTGTCCGTAGCTTATCAAGCTGTATGCGCTCATGTATGGGCAGCGGATGAGATGGTCAATTGTTTCTTTCAGGGTGTCGCCGCCGTCATCTATCGCGCCATTCAGCGCAGCAACCAGCACGTCTTTGTTCTTCATGCTTTATCCTCCTCCCACATACTGATTTGTCCGTCAAGCGGCTCAACGTCCGCCTTCCGTTTGGCATGTTTCAACCTTTCAAACAGCGGTGTGTCTCCTTTGCGTGCCGGATGCCCATACATCCCGCAAGCCGTCCAACTTTTCGCCCAATCACTCGCCGCAGACCCGCTTGCACCGTATGCCGCGCACTTGTACCGCGTGCAGCTTGATGTTGCGTAGGCACAGAGATTCGAGCAGTCCGCGCACCTATGCGCAGTGTCTTGCCCGTATTCGCGGTGCATAGCCGTTATTTTTCGGGCAGCCATCAGCATTCCTCCCACGGCGTATTCGCCATCTCTTCCGGCGTGGGCTTCCGCAGCCAGCAGCGCCACGTTTTCCCGTAGTCCGACTTTAATTCGTAAATCTTTTTTTCGCCAGCCGGAAGCACGAGAATTACCCATGCGCTGGTCGCATACCATGCGCAGTATTGCAGCGCATATTTTTCGTCATATTTCCGCTCTATCCATATAAATGACCAATCCTCTTTTTCTGCGTCTGCGGTGACTTCGTCCAGCGTCAAGACTCTGTTTCCCAGTGTCTGTTGCAGCTTCTTCACTTCGCCCAGTAGCGTTTCCAGCGGCACGGTTTCCATCGGGTGCGTCTTTCTGATGCCAAGTGCATCCGACAGCGCGTCACACGTTCCGAGAACAGCAAGTGTCCACTCCACTGCCCGCTGGTAGGCAAGCGCCCTACCACGCGCAGCAGGCGTGTCCACGTCGCACTCAGTGCAGGAGTACCAGTAATCGAGTGTCTTTCCGTTTTTCAGCTCCATGCTGCGTCCACAGTAGGGGCATTTCAGCTTTTTTTCCATCACTCATCCTCCATTACCTTTGCAAAGACAGCCAGTGCCTTTTTGTGCAGATGGCACACGTTTCGCCATGTACAGTTCATTTCACACGCGATTTGCTCAACCGTCTCAAAGAGGATATACTTGCGGAAAAGCACAGTATAATATCTCCTATTGGTCAGCTTGTCCAGCTTTGCGGTTACTTCTCTTTTTTTATCCACCAACTGGTCTATGTCGCCATTGATTTCCGCTTTGAGGTCGATGATTCTTGCAATCGTGTCTGCCATTCGGTCTTGCGTTCCACCGCCACCATGCGCAACATCGTCTCGCAGAACAGGCGTGATGCGCGTCGCCATGTCTTGCAACCGCGCCACGTCCGCCAGCTTGCAGTTAATGCGCTCGTCTATGGTGCGCACTTGCTGCAGATATTCTTTCGCTGTCATCTGTTCACCCCCTCTTGGTATACCTATCCCACAGGTCGTAGTACATGCGCTTATACGGCAGCACTTCTTCCTTCTCACGCTGCCTCGCAAGCTCGCTCTCATGTAGTTGTTTCCGCAGCTTCTCGTTTTCCGCTTTCAGGGCATGTACTTCTTTCTGCCCTTCACCCGCGCCTCCAGCAAAGCCCATCGCCTCTTGCACGCGCTGCCGGATGTAGCCGTATTCATCGTCGTGCATCCGCTTGATAAAGCCGCCGATATTCTGCCGCAGGGTGTACGTCAGGAATTTCGGATTGCACCACCGCTTCGACCGACTTACAACCTCGATGCATCCCGCCTTTTCTTCCTCTTGCAAAATCAGAACCGTGCAAACCACGCCGTTATCTTTGAGGATCAGCACTTCCTTTCCGAGTGTCGTAGACCAGATTTCTCCGGGACACACCATATTTCTGATTGCCTGCGCAGCCGTCGGGTCAACATACCCGCTGCCATTACGCAATAGTTCGCTGTTCATGCCTTTTCCTCCTCAGTTACCGTGTTTTCTTAGACATCGCCCTCCGCGCGATGCTGAGACCTTACAGCGGCGAATCCGTCAGGGTAACGAGCGCGGAGCTTGTCAATGTTCATCCGCGCAACCGCATCAAGCCTCCAGCCGTTGACCGTGCAGAACTCGGCAATCATCCACAGGAGGTCGCCAACCTCCTTCATGACGTGCTCCGCGTCCATGTCGTGACCCTGATAGAACTTCTGATACTCGCCGTGCACCTCGCCAAGTTCCGCGCACATGCCGTGCAAGGCATGGCGCGAGGTCTCTTCAAAGCTAAGCGCCGGATTCATCGTGCGCTTAGCTGCCTGCTGATACTCATCCAAAGTCATTGTTTCTGCCTCCTTACAGACCAAGCTCGTTTTTCATATCAAGGTATGTATCTTTTACTTCCTGCCTGCGCCTGCTTGAACCAGACACCTCCACCGGAAAACAGCGTTGCAGGATGCGGTCGTAGATTCGCGCACTGCTGCGACCCTGCGGCTTTTTGATTTCCTCCATCGGCAGGTTAGTCGTGATGATGAAGGGAAGCCCGGAGCGGTATCTGCTGTCGATGATGTTGAAAACCATCTCCTGCATATACTCCGACGTCCTTTCCGCGCCGAGGTCGTCAATGACAACCAGATGATACTCGTTCAGATCGTCGATGACCTTCTGTTTTTCATACGATCCTTGAATCTGGTTCGCAAGCCGTGCGAAGTTGGTCATCAGCACGTCATAGCCGTTGTCAATCAAGCGGTTCGCGATGCAGGCTGCAAAGTAGGTTTTGCCTGTGCCGACCGTGCCATGAAGAAGCAGTCCCTTGCCTTCCTTCCGGTATTTTCCGAAATTGTCCGCGTATTTCTGCATAGCGTCGGACAACTTTTCGTTCTTGCGGTCATCGTTTTCAAACGTCCAGCCCGCCATGTTGGTTTCCGCGAAACAAATGCGTCGCTTGCGGTCGAACTCCTCCTGCCGCCTGCGCATTTCCTCCTCTGCCTGCTGCTTCACGACGCAATCGCAGACGCAACGAACAACCTTGTTTATGCCAAGCGCTTCGACAACAACGCGGGTCTGTGTCTGCGCTTTGCAGACGGAGCAATGCAAGAAGCCGTCCGCGCCCATGTACTCGCTGGCAGGCTTCTGCACGTTTGCGCTTATCGCGTCAACCATCGCTTTATACATTTCCGACATGTGCATTCATCCTTTCGTCAAAATAGGTCGTCGAGGTCGTTCTGGTCGCCGTGCGTGATTCCCGTGTCCGTCTGTCTCTTTGAGGGCTTAGCGTTCAAGTACGCCTCGAACTTCGTCCCGAACAAGGTTTCTGGGCGCAAGTACTGCTCCATGCGCTCGTCACCAATCCATTCGGCGCACTTCTTGTCAATGACAATCTTGAAGTCATCAAGGGAAAACCCTTCTGATTCTCGCGCTCGAATCAGCGCTTGCGTTTTCGGGGTGGAGGGGCGATATTTTGTCCCTGCCTTTTTGTTGAGATAGGAAACAATTTCGGAATACAGCTCTTTGTTCTTCTGCTTTTTCGGGCTGTCCACGCAGTCCGTTTCGTCAGAAACGGGCATTATAGTCTTTTTCTCTTTTTCTTTCTTTTTCTCTTTCTCTTTCTCTGGTGTACAAATGTACAAACTATCCTGTTTATTTGTACAAGTGGATTCCGGGAGCGGCTGCGCCTTGTTCTTCTCTTCCTCCACCTTCGCGCGGTACGCCCGGATGCGGTCTGCTTCCGTTGAGGTTTTCCCCACATAGTTCTGCACATCCATCATGTAGATTGCACCGCTATCCAGCACTTCGACAATTCCGAGCTGCTGGAAAATTTCCATCGCCTTCTCCACCGTTCCTATCTGGTGACGAGTAATGGTGGCAATCATCTGCGCATTATAGGGGATGCGTTCGTTAAACATCAGCAAGCCGTTCCGTTTCAGGGATTTCAGGTACAGCTTCAGCAGGATGTTGCTGTACAGATAGCCGTCAGGCATGGATTCAAGCAAGATTTGCTCATCGCTGTCGAAATATCCTTCTTGTAGGCGCATGTAGTAATACTTCTTACTTTCCGCCATAAGAACCACCTCCCTCCGTACCTGTAATCGTTATTCCGGCTTGTCCATATCAAGGGAATACCGCAAGATGCTGCACTCCTCGCCAAACCGGTTTTTTACCTTCACCCAATCGCGCTTGATGGTGTATCCATCTTTTTTCAGTTCGCTGATGCGGCTTGCCAATCGCAGCACACCGAGGTCGAGCATCGCGTCAAGTGTCGTAATACTGCCATTTCGACGCATGTAGGAAAGAACACGTTCAGTCTGCTTCGGGCGCTTGTGCGTCTCGTTCACCCGTTATCACCTCCGAATAGGGTAAAGTCTCAATCCAGCGGCAGAAATTGCGCCACTCGTCGAGCTTGTGTTCTTTGCGGTACTGGTAGATGTTCGCAAGCACCGCATAATTCAGCAGCACCGTCCTGCGCTGATTGTAGCTGGACGGCAGAAGCTGAATCATCTGCCACCAGAAATATTTATCCTTCGTTTCGACAAAGCGTTCTCGGTTGGCGTTCAGAAATCTGATGGTTGCGAAGAGCCAATTAAGATTTCCGTCCGTCAGGTGTTCATGGCTGAAATCGTCCAGTGTAAATTCAGCTGCGTGAATCTTGTGCATGGTAGAGCAGCTATTGGTTGCTGTTCCCACCTTGTAGGAATCATATTCCTTCCACCAATACAGCGGGGCAACCACATCAGCCGTGACCGTGATAAACCGCAGATATTTCCCATGCACAGACCCAGCCGCCGACAGCTTGCGCATCAGCACCCAGTCGTTCTTGCCGACGCAATAGCCGTACTTGCCATCGTTGCAGTCTTTGCACGGCTCGTTGTCGTTCTCGACCATCTGGCAGGGCATTTCCTCACGGATGGTATACTCATTGCATACATGACTATCAGACTGCGACCAGCTATTCATGGGGTTTCTCATTCCACGGATGGCGGCTTCCCATCCGCTCACCACAACGTTCTCAATCTTAATCACTTGGCATTTCCTTTCTTGTGCCATCTCTTCATGGCTTCCTTTTTGCATTGTAGCATGATGCCCTCGCCGCTTTCGTAACCGCAAAGTTCGCAAAGCACGTCGCACCACGCCGACCGAAAGAAGGCTTCCAGCTCTTTCAGCTCATACGAGGTGGATTCCCGGTATTCGTCCAGCGTTTGGTAGTGCCGGAGGCAGCCTTTGTAGTCCAGTATGGCGCGCTTGATAACCGCGCCAGCAAGAAGCGCTGCATTCTCAATCATTTCAGCCTCCGTGCGTTTCGTTCCTGTATGTAATATAAAACATGAGAACAAGTCCAAGGACAATCCACAATACCATCACATCCCCCCCAATCATGGAACATTTGCTTCCGGCTTTTCTCGTCCTTTTCGCAGCCGTTATATACTGCCGCATAGGGCTTCCACGTTTCCTTGCGCCCTACCTCACCGCGCCGTGCTTGGATATGATTCCAATGTAGGAGTTGTGGAAGCTGAGTGCCTTCGCCTTCTCGACCAGTTTCGTGAAGTTAAAAGCATACATCGTGAGAGCATTGGATTGAATCGGGACTTTTTTCCCGCCGCAGGTATACCACGATGCCTTGTAACAACCTTTCATTGCCTACTGCTCCTTCTCTTTCAGGTCGTGTCCGGCTTCCCACTCCGTATAAAGGTTCATCCAGTCCGAAAGCCGCATTGTTACGAGAATATCCGCATTGTTCTTCTTGTGAAACACGGCAGGGAGGGTGTTTCCACCCCCTGCTTCTGCGTCACGGATTGCCTGTGTCATCCACTCATAGAGGCGCATCTGCTCGACGTGCTTCGCCTCCACGTGGATTCCGGGTAGTCCTACTACGTCAGACGCATCGCCCGTCTTGCCGCAATACTGCGCCGTTCTGCGGGCATCATAGCCGTATTCCCGGAACTTGGAGGCAAGGGAACGCTCGAAGCGAGCGCCCTTGTCCCTTGATGCTTTGCCCATTTAATCACATCCTCAGATTGCAGCAATCATTCGGATTGCTGTTGATGTTGTTTTTCCAGTATTCGTAATGCTCAGTAACGTCGTCACAGACAGTCAATTCCCGAAAGCCTGTGACCATTGATAGGTACTTGATTTTGCTTTCCAGAGGCAAATGGCTGTAACCTGATTGCTTGACTGTATACTCGCTGAAGTCCATCATTGGCAGCCATCGCCGAACCCAATGATTCACCCGACCATGCGGACGATGCTGCCCGGTTCAAGGCGGTTGATCTGCACGACGGTGCGCGGGGAGAAGCTCGCGCCGCACTGCTTGCAAATCACAGCGTTTCCTCCGTCTCGTCTGGGTGAAGCAGGTGCGATTCCTCCACCAAGTCCAGTTCGCCATCAGGCGTCACCATCTCGAAGCAAGCCTCCACTGTGAACTTCTGCTCCTGAACTTCTCCATGCAGGCTTCGCAGATAATTTCGTCATTGACCTGGTAGCAGAACTCATCCTCGATTTTCTTCCCACATTCAGAACATTCAGGCAATAAGAACCGTGCCTGTTCCAGCTCCGCGCAATAGCGGTCATAGTCCGCAGCAGGGTCATCGGTCATGAACATCATGCTCCCTCCTCTCGCTGCGCGAGCTTTGACTTTCCGTAGCAGACAAGCGCCTGCTTGATGGCTTCCTCGCGCTTCTTGCGTTCCTGCTCTTTGATAATCGGTCGGTATACGACGATTTCCGCGCTTCCGTACTTGTAGGTGCAGGTCGTATACTCTTCCATCAGCTCACCTCGTTTCGCTCAGCAGACGCGCAATCTCAAACTCGACTTCCGCGTCGGTCGAAAATTCCTTCGCCATGTTCACGCCTCCTGTCCTTGCGTCATCGCCGTCTGCTCCGTCGTGTGGCTCGCTGCCTCCACGCGCATTTGTTCTATGTACTTGGCGATGCTCGCGTCATTCTTCTTCCTGATTTCGTCCATCAGCTTCAATTGCTCGCGAGTGGTCATTGTGTTTCCTCCTTTTCGCAAAAACGCTTAAAGCGTTATGTCGAACAAAAAAATTAGGTATTCCAAGCGATGTCGTCGTATGATACGCCATACAGCTCACACAACGGTTCAATCTTTTCCAGCTTCGGGCGGGTTTTGCCACTTTCCCAAGAGCCAACGGTTTTCTTGGTCACCTTCAACTCGTCCGCAACCTGTTCCTGAGTCAAATTTTTGTTGACTCGTGCAGCCTTCAAAGTAATTCGCATATTCTCACCTGCCTTTCAAGTAACGCTTTAAGCGTTTTCCGACAATGCCATGATACTATACTGAAATAGTTTTGTCAACCCTTAAAGCGTAATTTTTTTCTTTTCTTATTGAATTACTAACGCTTTAGGTGTATTATATAGCAGAAGGGAGGTGATGAAGGTGAGTGCACTTGGTAACAAGGCTATATTCTCAAAGAATCTGAAACGCTATATTGAGCAATCAGGGAAAGACAGGCGTGAGCTCGCGAATACATGGGGCTTTCCTTATTCCACCGTGACGGAGTGGGTGAACGGAAAAAAGTACCCGCGTATAGATCGAATCGAAATTATGGCTGATTATTTCGGAATCCAGAAATCAGACTTAATTGAAGATAAGGTGGAGCAAGAAAAGCCCGCTGAAGATAACGGGCTTTCAGAAAACGTCAATGCGCTAATTGAAATGGTAAAGACTCTTTCTGACGAGGATGCTGCTTTGCTTCTTGCAGCTCTGAAAGCCAAGCAGAAGCGATAAGAAGCGCTTCTTTTGCTTCTTCCGCTGAGAGGCTCCTAATGTACGCGATCAGTTCTTCCTTGGGGGTCATGCTGTTACTCCTTTCGATCTACAATCAGGCGAGCGTTTCTGGGGCGTTCGTCTATTGGGAATAGTAGCACCAGATGGAATAGTCCGACAACTGGTTTATTATAACAATATGCAATCTTGATGCATTTATGCGACATAACGAAAAATTGTTAGATTGAAAGGATGAACGCCAATGAAAACAATAGGGAAAAGAATCAAACGACGAAGAATCGAGCTAAAAATGTCGATTGACAGTTTAGCAAGGACGATAGGTAAAGACCGGTCAACCGTATACCGCTACGAAAGCGGAGCGATTGACAAAGTGAGTTCAGACGTGCTTGCAAAGCTCGCCACTGCCTTGAACACAACGCCAGCCTACCTGATTGGCTTGGATCATTCCGAGGAATTAGCGGTTGCTTCTTATATTTCAGCGGATGGAATACAGCTGCGTCACATGGAAACGTGGTGCAAAGAGCTTGGCGACATTGAATTTTCTGATAAGGAAAATCAGGAAATCATTGAGTTTGCAAAATACTTGGTGTATCGACGAAATGCAACTGAAACAAGGACAGAGCATAAAGAGAGCGAGTAA